TTAACAACAGGTCAAAGCGCATCTACACAAGTGCCTCTTCCAGAAGGTGCAAAAGTTTTAGTTTATTCTAGAGGTAGTGTTCCAGCTACAACTTTAGCTATGATGGAAAAAGGATTTACAGAAGTAACTGCAGCTAGCAAAACAGCATACACAGCAGTTGCTGGAGATCAAATAGGTGTTGATACAGTTGCTAACATTGTAACAATTACACTTCCTGCATCACCATCACAAGGCGATGAAGTAACTATAATGGATGTGTCTGCATCTAATGGTTTTGGAACTAACAAATGTATAGTTGGAAGAAACGGATCAAACATTCAAGGTGGTACATCTGATTTAGATTTAACCTCAAACAATCAATGTGTGACACTAATATTTACAACTGCCACAAAAGGCTGGCAAATAAAAACTAATAGTACATCATAGGAGTAAAGCATGCTTACTAAAATTAAGTTTGCTCCTGGTATTGACAAACAAGACACTGCTGTTGGAGCAGAAGGTCGTTGGGTTGATTCTGATAATGTTAGATTTAGATATGGCTTGCCAGAAAAAGTAGGTGGTTGGCAATCATTACTTAATGATTCTATTGTTGGTGTTGCTAGAAAACAACACGCTTTTGTAGATACAGAGGGTAATAGATACGTTGCACTTGGCACAGATAAATTTTTATTATTATATTTTGAGGGTCAGCTTTTTGATATTACACCTTTTAGATGTAGCAATGCAGGAGTTGTAGATAGTTTTACAAGTTCAACATTAGCAACAAACAGTACATCAGTTAAAACTTGCACAATCACGACAAGCACAGATCACGATTTATCTGTAGGAGATATCATAGAATTATCAGCTGTTACTTTACCAGGTGGTACAGGATTAAACGCAAGTGATTTTGAAGATAAATTATTTCAAGTATTAACTGTTCCAACCCCTACAACATTTACAATTAATTCTTTAAACCAAGCATCAGCAGTCATATCAACAGGTGGTAGTATGACTGTTAAAGTTTATCAACCTGTTGGTCCTGCAGCACAAACTTACGGTTATGGTTTTGGTATTGGAAACTACGGTGGTACAATTACTGGTGCTTTAACAACAACTCTTAACGGAGCGTTGCTCGCGGATACAGCTGGTACAGGTGGATCGGGTACAGCAATAACTTTAACATCAACAACTGGTTTTCCAACAACAGGCACAATAGCTGTTGGTAATGAGTTAATTACATACACAGGTATAGCTGGATCTGATATCACAGGTATTACTAGAGGAGCGTTAGGCACAGCAACATTTGGTACATCAAACGGACAAGCTCACAGCAGTGGTGCAACTGTTACAAACGCTACAAATTTTTCTGGATTTGGTAGTGCAGTTGAAGCATCATCAGTAACACTAGAACCAGGACTTTGGTCATTAAGTAATTTTGGTGAGGTATTAGTTGCAACTATTGCAAACGGTAAAACATTTACTTGGAACGCTGGTATTACAGCAAGACTTACAACAAGAGCTTCTATGTTGACATCTGGTTTTGAAACAAGAATAGATGCAGCAACAGATAGTGGTAATCCTACAGCTACTAGAGTTACATTAATATCACCAACAACAAGACACTTAATTCATCTTGGAACAGAAACAACTATTGGAAGTCCTGACACACAAGACGATATGTTTATAAGATTTTCTGAAGATGAAAATATAAATAAATATACACCACAAGCAACTAACACTGCGGGCACACAAAGACTACAAGACGGCACAAAAATTATGGGTGGTTTGGTTGCAAAAGAAAATATTTTAATTTGGACTGATAACGCACTGTACACTATGAAATTTGTAGGAGCTCCGTTTACGTTTGGTTTTGAACAAGTGGGCACGAACTGCGGATTAATTGGTAAGAATGCAGCAATAGAAATTGATGGTGTTGCCTATTGGATGGGTAACAACGGATTCTTTTCTTTTGATGGTACCGTTAATACTTTACCATGTAGTGTTGAAGATTTTGTTTATGATGATTGTAATACTACAAAGGGTCAACAAATAAATGCAGGTATTAATAATCTATTTACAGAAGTAATTTGGTGGTACCCAACTCAAAGCGCAGACTTTAATGATAGATATGTTGTTTATAATTATGGTCAAGACAATGCAAAATTACCTATGGGTAATTGGTATACAGGCACAAATACTAATTCAATTAGAACAAGTTGGATTGATTCATTAGTATATCCCAAACCATATGCCACAGCTTATAATAGTTCTAACACTGGCACATTCCCATCAGTTATTGGTGAAACAGGTTTAGGTCAGACTGTATTTTTTGAACACGAAATAGGAACAGATCAAGTTAATCCTGATGGTAGTGTTACTGTTTTAACGTCTTTTATAAAATCATTTAGTTTTTCTCTTCAAAAAGATCAAAGTGAAATATTTTTAGCTATGCGTAGATTTTTACCAAACTTTAAAGTATTGACTGGTAACAATCAAATTACACTAGCCATAAAAGATTTTCCTGCTGATAGTGATACACAAACTTCATTGAGTCCTTTTACAATTACTTCTAGCACAACTAAAGTTGATACTAGGGCTAGAGGAAGATATGCAAATATAAAAATAGAAAATATTGGTGTAGGTGAATCGTGGAGATTTGGTACATTTCAAGTAGACTTACAACCTGACGGAAGGAGAGGATAATGACAAAAGTAGTAGTAAGATTACCAGAACCTAAAAAAGAATATAGTGAAGATAATCAAAGACAAATTAACAGAGCATTAACTACAATTATAGAACAATTAAACTCTACATACTTAACACAACAAAAAGAAGACCAAGAACGATTTACTTGGTTAGGATTAGGATAGTGGCAAATATATATAAAAACGATAAAGTAAGTTTAACAACTACAGATGTTACAACTTTGTATACTGTGCCATCTAACTCACGTGCTATTGTTAAATCTCTTTTAGTTGTAGAAGATGCAGCGGGATCGGCAGTTGTTAAAGTAACATTAACTAGCGCAGCAGGCACAGCATTTGTGGTTGATAATGATGTTAGTTTAACATCAGGCCAAAAAGAACAAGTATTAAGTGAACCATTGATTATGTTAGAAAGTGAGATATTGAAAGTACAAGCAACCAGTGGTAATGTAGATGTTATTGCATCTATATTAGAAATTAACAGAGAGGATAGATAATGCCGTTCATAGAAACAGAGGCCTCAGTTAGGTATGAAACAATTAATGGTAAAAGAGTGCCAGTAATTACACCTAAAACAGAGGTTACATTAACTAATACAGTGACAGGACAAGAGTACATGTCGGATGCAGAAGCCATGGCTGATGTGCAAAATCCAAGCACAGACACTAAATCTGAGCATATACGAAGAGACGTAAATGTAACTGTAGAAGAAATAAAGATAGGCGCTGACTTTAATATCAGCGATTGATTATTAGAAGAAAACCAAGTAAATTAATAGATTATGGGACTTAAAAGATTTGTTAGAAAGATAACTAAACCAATAGCAAAGGTATTAGATAAAGTTGTACCTAATGAGATAAAACCTTTCTTACCTTATGCGGCAGCAATTGCACCAGTAATAGGGCCCGCGGGAGCTTTTGGTAAAGGTATTGCAAGTCTTGGTAAGTTTAAAGCAGCAGGTTTATATGGTTTAGGAGCTTTAGGTGCAGACTTAGCACAAGAAGGATCAGAAGGAGATTTTGATCTTTTACCTGTGTTATCAGCCGCAGCATCTGGATATTTAGCAGCTCCAGGCACAACAGGAGTAACAACAGCTCAAGGACTTACAGCAAGAGAAGCAGCCATGGGTAGAACTACAGTAAAAGATATATTGGCTGATAGATCTTATTTAACTAAAGCAAAAGATTTAGGAATAACAGGAATTCAAGGAGTAGAAAAATTTATGCAAGCACCACAAAGTGCTAAAGGATTTTTAGGTACAACAAAAGCAATAGCTAAAGCTGCAACTCCAGGGGTATCTACTAGAATAACACAAGATGCAATAAATCTAGCTAAACAGGCAGAACAAGATTATCTTGATGAATTAGCAGAATTTGAAAGAGTAAGTGGAGAAGCACAAACAGCCGATGATGACGCTAGAAGAACAGCTATTAGAGCTGCTATGATAGCAG